CCTCGAGTTCGAAGTGCTGTCGATTAACCCGTCCGACATGAGCCTGTTGGAGACTCAGGAATGGAACAGCCGTGTCATCGCCACCGCGTACGGCGTACCGGCAGTCATCCTCAACATGAGCCTTCAGGGAGGACTGACGTACCAGAACCCTGCCGCGTTGGGAGAGATGTGGTGGAGGTTCGAGCTCCGTCCCACAGCCACACGGGTCGCTAACGCGCTGACCGCCCAGATGCTCCCAAGAGGGCAGTGGGTGTCGTTCGATGCGGCGGACACGTTCGAGCCGATCATCACTCCGCAGGATGATGAGCAGGCTTCCCAGGTTGCGAAAGCATCACCCAGCCAGCAGCCGTTAACAGTGATCGGAGGCACAGGTTGAGCCAGGTAGAGACAGAGACCGTGGAGGTAACTGACGGCCTGATCCGCCGAGAGTACGCCTCCGACATCACACCCGGCGAAGGCCGGACCGTCGACTGTGTGATCGTCCCGTACGGCGAAGTGATCGAGCACGACGACGGGCTCGGCGGAGTCCCGAAGGGGATGCCGTACCGGGAAAGGTGGATGCCCGGGGCGTTCAGCCACCAGCTGAACGCAGCCAACCGTGTGTTGGCGAACCTTGAGCATCAGGAAGGGATCGCCGGCATCGTCGGCCATGGCGTAGCGTTGATCGAACGCCAGGATGGCCTGTACGGGTCGTTCAAGATGCACGACACACCCGAAGGCAACAAAGCGCTAATGCTGATCCGTGAAGGGATCATGGGGTCGGTGAGCCTCGAGGCTGAAGGACGGAAAAGCGTCCGTGGCCGTGACGGCATCATCAGCCGCGTCAAAGCCAACCTGAGAAATGTGGCGTTCGCCCGGTTCGGGGCGTACTCCGGGGCGACCGTGCTCGCTGTCCGCCATGAAGCCGTGACAGTGACCGACCCGTTCCCGGAAGAGCTCCTGGTCGACGAGATCGACCCTGACGTGATCGAGCGCTGTCGCAGGCTCGGTCTACAATTGCCTGAGAGATATTCGGCGCACCTCGCAGAGACGGACACCTCCGAAGACTCGGACACCTCCGCAGACGACACCCGCCAGGACTAGCAAACCTGACAACTCTGCATGGAGGCACCATGTCCCAGTCACAGAGCGAGCAGCGCCTCACGCGGCTCCTCGACGAGCGGGAGCAGACACACAAGCTCCACGAAGGCAAGCTCGAGGATCTAGGCGAGGCTCTACCGAACGAAGCCGACACCGCCCAGCTGGTCGCGTACCGGGAGCGGATGGGCACACTCGACGAGGAGATCAAGACCTTGTCGGAGACCGTCGAAGCGTCCAACACGGCGGCGGAGCAGTCCAAGAAGATCCGCAGGGCGCTCGCCGGCGCGTCTGGCGTGGAAGGCACCGACGACGGAGTCATCTACCGGACGATGTCGTCGTACGCGCGTGACGTGATCCTGACCGGAAACGGTCGCACCGTCGCGCAGATCCAGGGCCAGCTTGGTGAGAAGCAGGAGATCGAAAGGGCAGAGCAGCGCCTCGACCTCCTGAAGCGCACACCAGCCAACACGCTCTCGAGCAACGTCGCCGGTTTGACGCCGGCGCAGCACATCGACCAGATCTTCCAGGTCATCAACACCAGCCGTCCCCTCGTCGCTTCGGCGCAGCACGCCGACCTCGTCCGTGGACAGCTGACGTACCCGTCGATCGACACCAGCCCGGTCGTCGCCGTCCAGAACACGCAGAAGACGGAGGCGGGCAACACAGGCATGGCAGTCAGCATGGTCACCGCGACCGCATCCACCTATCTGGGTGGCGGCGACCTGTCTTGGCAGGCGATCAACTGGTCGACGCCTAACGCTCTCGACTTGTGGTTCCGGCTCGCAGCCGCGGACTACGCTTTGAAGACGGAGCAGGACGCGGCCCAGGCGATGCAGCACAGCGGGTTCAGCAACAACGCGTCCACGACGATCAGCGGCACCGCGGACTTCGCTGCGTTCATGGCGGCGGTCGGTCTCGGCTACGGCGAGGTGTTCGCCAACTCGGGCCGGATCGCCAACACGATCTACATGGCCCCTGACCGGTTCGGGTACCTGCTCGGCATGACGTCTGCGGCGTTTACGCAGTTCACCCAGGTCAGTTCGGGTGCTGTCGGACCGCTCAACATCGTCGTGTCGCGCGGCATGGACGCCGGCGTGATTGTGGTCGGTGACAGTGACGGCCTCCTCGTCGCAGAGACACCGGGCGCTCCGGTCGAGCTTCGCGTCGTCGAGCCTGCGATCGGTGGTGTCGAGGTCGGCATCATCGGTGCTTTCGAAGCCGTCGTCGTCGACGATGGTGCGTTCTCGATGATCACCACGGCGAGCTAGTGGATCTGCTCGCTACGATCGGGATTGGGGGGCTGGCCTACGGGCTGGCCCCTGATCCCCTTTACGGGAGGTTGGCATGAATGACCCAGTCGCAACGGGTGACGCGGTCACGGTGAGCCTCGGACGGGGCGCCAGCCTTGCCGATGCCGTCGGGCCGCGCGGACACGTCCTGATCGAACTGATCGACGAACACGGAACAGTGAAGGACTGCCGGGAGGTCGACAACCTCGTCGTCACGGCAGGCAAAAACCACATCGCAGACCAACTGAGCTCGTCACCAGGCGACGCGGCCATGTCTCATATGGCGATCGGGACAGGGTCGACAGCACCCGCCGCGGGCAACACGGCGTTGGGGACGGAGATCGACCGGAACGCCCTCACGTCGAGGACTGACGCCACCAACGTCGTCACCTATGTCGGTGACTGGGCTGCGGGTGACGGGACCAACTCGGCTATCGCGGAGGCGGGCATCTTCAACGCCGCATCTGTCGGGACGATGTTGGCTAGGGCGACGTTCACTGCGATCAACAAGGGCGCTTCTGACACGCTGAAGATCACCTGGACTGTCACGATCGGCTAATGAGGAGCGGGTCTCCTCTACGCCGCCGTGTCTTCGCCGCCACTGCCGGTGTTGTGGTGGCTGCAGCCGGGATCGGTGCGGCGGTCGCGTTGACTGGCGGCACAGCAACCGACTCCACAGCAACACAGACGTTCACGTTCACGAACGAGGGCGTCGTCACATACACCATCCCGACAGTCACCGTCACCACCACGGTCACAACGACGGTGCAGCAGCCACCACCACCGCCACCTGTACCGCCACCGCCACCTCCGCCACCGCCACCTCCGCCCGCACCACCGCCGCCTCCGGCTGACTACTGGGTTGGCCCGAACGGTGTCGACACGAACCCGGGCACGTACGCGTTGCCGTTCAGGACGATCCAACACGCCGCAGACATCGTCAACCCCGGGCAACGCGTCGGCGTCCAGGACGGCACCTATGCCGGCGCGTCAGGATCCAGCCATTGCGCCCAGACGACGGGTGTCTGTGTGTGGCGTGGCGGCACCTCGAGCCAGCCCGTGACGTTCTTCGCCGAACACAAATGGGCCGCGGTGATCGACGGCCAGCACGCGATCGCAAACGGGTGGACATGGACGTCGGGGATCAACTATGTGAACGTCGACGGGTTCCAGGTCAAAGCGCTGGTGACGGTCGGCAACCAGTCCGTGTCCGGGTTCGAGCTCTTCAACGGCGGCACGGGCTCGAAGGTCCAGAACTGCCAGATCCACGACATCGGCAAGACCACCTCCTCAAGCAGCAACGGGTTCGTCGGTGTGTTCACCGAAGTCAGCAACGTGACGGTGTCGGGCTGCTGGATGTACGACATCGGACGCATCAACGCCGTCAACCTCGATCATGGCGTCTACCTGAACGCCGGCAACAACGACGTGATCACCGGCAACTACTTCGACACGTTCCTGAACGGGTGGGCGATCCAGTTGTACCCGGGCGCGGAGACGGGCACGCAGATCACCAATAACACGTTCATCGGCGGGAAACCTTCGACGTCTTACACGCACATCATCCTTGGTGCGAACCTGACCGGGGCCACGTTCACCGGAAACACGTTCTGGTCGGCGAACACGTCTCTGACGCTGAGCCAGTACCAGGGCACCTACACCAACGTCACGTTCAGCAACAACACGGCGACCGGTCCGCGCTGGTGCGACA